ACCTGGCATCCTGTAATCTAAAGCGAGGTCAACCATGGTGTGCAGCTTTTGTTTGTTGGACATTCAAAAAAGCAGGAATAAAAGCGATTGTTTCGGGTTATTCACCGAATTGGTTCACATCAAAGTACGTGATCTATTTTAGAGGTAAAAAAAATAATCTGATACCTCAAACGGCTGATGTGGGTGGTCTTTATTTTGCGGATAAAGGAAGAATAGCGCATACATTTTTTATTGATGATTGGGCTCCTGGTTCTTCTGTAGCCATCACCGTTGAGGGTAATACTAACTCCCAAGGGAGTAGGGAAGGTGAAGGATGTTTCAGAAAAAGAAGATTGAAAACACAAATTTATAAAGTAAGTCGATACATATGAAAAAAATACTATTTATCCTTTTGATTTTTATTTGCTCGTGTTCCGGAACAAAAAAACTGGAGAAGTCAAATGTTTCTTCAACCGTAAAAACAGATACTGAAGTGTCAAAAAAATTGGACGAAAAACAGACCGGTTCTGTGAGTGATCAGTCTTTAAAAACTTCGGATAAGAAAACGGATTCTTCGGAAAAGAAGAATAAAACGATTGAAACCCAAACAACTGATTACGATCCAACAAAACCGATTGTCCCGGGAACCAATAAACCACCGGTAATCAAAGAAACGATCCGGATCGTAAAAGAATCTAACGAAAAGGATATTCAGATACAGGAGGGATTGACTGAGAAACTAAATTTGCAAATATCTTATACCAGGGGACTACAATTAAAAGTTGATAGTTTACAAAAAGTAAATAGTTCGCTGCAAAGTAAATCGGAATCAAAACAGGTCCCGGTGAGTAACTGGTGGAAGTGGATACTGGTCGGAATTTGTATTCCTGTTTCAATTTGGTTTATTATCCGATTTAAGTGGTACAATTTTTTGTCTTTTTTATGGACAAGGAAAATGTAGATCTTTATACTGCAATTTAAAACACAATCCTGTTTGCCATTTTGGTTTTGTGATTTTTTCATAGTTTAGAATTTAAGGTTAAGTTGATAAAACTGCTATCGTCGTGAGACGGGGGCAGTTTTTTTTTGTGACCCCTAACCCCTAAAGGGGAATAAGAATTCAGTTTCTGTGTCTTTTTTAGCATCAACAGTATGGTATTTATTTGTATAACTAATTTATACAGATATGCAAAACGAAGCCTCACAAAGTACCGTAACCCTCAATGGAGAACAGGCAAAGCAGGAAATGACAGCCCTGACACAAAAGGCAAATAACCTGCGCATGATGCTCAAGGAAGCCAATGAAGCGGGTGACGGAAAGGCGTTTGAAAAATACAATAAACAACTGAAGGAAACCAATAAACAAATGAATCAAATGGCTAAAGAGGCCTTTGATGTCAAAAAAGTGTTGGATAATCTGTCGGGTGCCGGTATTAAGGACCTGGAAGCGGCTCAAAAAAAGTTGAATGCTACACTGAGAAGTGGGGATGTGAAACGAGGTACTGAAGAATGGAATGAATATAAGGAGCAATTAAAAAAAGTCAGAACTGAAATATCCAATGTAAATGCTGAAACAAAAGCAGGTGCTTCAGGTGCTGAAAAGTTCTCCGGAGGATTCAGACAGATATTCATGGGTGCCATGGCTGGGATTGCAGCATTGACAGGTGTATATATGGCCTTAAAAAGGTTCATGGAGCTACGAATGGAATTGGAAGATAGCAAAGCAAACCTTAAAGCAATAACAGGACTCGAAGATAAAGACATTGAATGGTTGACTACCCAGGCAAAGAAACTATCTACCGGAACTACCGAGGCAGGGGTAAGAATTACCGCATCAAGTAAAGAAATTATTGACGGTTACACGGTGATCGGAAGCAAACGACCCGATTTGCTTAAAAATAAAGAAGCACTGGCATCTGTTACCGAACAGGCATTGACACTGGCAGCTGCCGGTAAGATGGACGTAGTTCCGGCATTCGAAGCGGTGACAGCCTCCATGAATCAGTTTAACCTGGGAGCGGATCAGGCTAATCGGATTATCAATGTTCTTGGTGCAGGTGCACTGGAAGGAAGTGCCGAAATAGCCGATCTCTCTGGATCCATGAAGAATGTCGGTACGGTTGCTGCTAATTCTAATATGAGTTTGGAGCAAACAGTAGCAGCATTAGAAGTTTTAGCAAAAAAACAATTACTTGGAGAGGAAGCCGGAACAAAACTCCGTGGTGCATTGCTTAAAATGAAAGAAGCCGGAGTAGGTTACGTGAGTGGCGCTTTCAATATGCGTGATGCAATAATAGAAATAAATGCCAGGTTAGCTGATAAAACGAAGGCATTAAATAAAGATGCCTATATGCAGAAGGTATTTGGTATTGAAAATATCACTGCCGGCATGATCTTACTGGATAATGTTGATTCATATGATAAACTTACCAAAGCGATTACCGGTACTACAGTTGCCGAAAAACAAGCCGCGATAAATACCGAAACTACATCCGCTAAATTAAAACAGGCAAAGAATAATTATAATGAAGCCGGGATGGCATTGGTTGAGAACCTGGAACCTGCCATGCTTGCTATTACGAATACAGGTGTTGCATTGATTAAAGTTTTTGTCAAATATCCCGCATTGGCAATTGGACTTATATCTGCTGTAGGATTACTTACGTTGGCATATGTTACCAACACGGTGGCTATGATGGTAAACGTATTGTGGACAAAGTTGGTATCCGAAGCTACAACTATTGCTAATAGTAAAACAGTTCAGTTTTTCAAAACATTACTTACAAACCCTTATGTTGCCATGGGAGTCGCTATTGCAGCAGTTATAGTTTTATTTTACAAAATGACAACGGCTCAAACGGATGCTCAAAAAGCACATGAGAAATTAAATGAAAGTTTTCGTTCTGCCGAAGATGCTATTTCTTCAGAACGAGTACAGATTGACATTCTTTTTAATCGTTTGAAAATTGCAAAAAAAGGAACTGAAGAATATCAGACCGCTAAGGATGCAATTATGACAAAGTATGGTCAATATTTAAAAGGATTGGGAGATGAAAAGAATGCTTTGAATAATGTCGCCCTGGCTTATAAAACAATAACCGACGAGGCTGTAAAATCGGCTAAAGCTCGTGCATTGGCTGATTCAACAAAAGTAGCAGCAGATGACTTAGCTAAAACACAAGGGGAATTGAAAGAAAAAATGAAAAAACTCCTTGATGAAAAATACGGCAAGGATAGTTATAATTCTATGAAAATTTATGCGCAAATTGAACCGGTTATTGAATCGGGAAAAGGTGCTGCAGCTTTGAATAAACAATTCGCCAAAGTTTTTGATAAGACTACTACAAAATCAATCGGCGGGACAATAACGTACGAAGAAACTGAAAACGAACTTAAAAAATTATTAGATTTAGGTTTGTATGCTCAGAATATATTTAATGATATAAATAAAAAGGCAGAATTAAAATTTGGAACAAAACCAAAAGCCGTAGCAGTAGAATCATCGAGTAGTAGTGATAATAGTAACGTACCCCCTCCAGATGCTTCAGATCATAAAGATGAACTGGCTGCTGTTGATAAATGGATTATAAAAGAGAAAATAAAATTCGAAAAACGACACTTGGATAATTTGGATAGTGAAGAAATCTATCAAAAGAACCTGGTGAATATAGCTCGAGAATCATTAACCTGGAAAATGTCTATTTATGAAAAAGGAAGTAAGGAATATCTGGACTATAAAGAACAAATTTCTACTATAGACTTGAAACTTCAGGATGATGCCGAAAAAATAAGCCTGAAAGCGATGAAAGAATTGCAGGATGAACGGCTTAATGCAATAGTCCTGTATGACAATCAGGAAAGAGGGTTATTAAATCAACAGTTGGAAGATGGATTAATTGACCAAAAAAAATATGATAATAAAATCCTGGCACATGATAAAGTGTTGGGCGATTTGCGGGTAGATACTGCTAAAGAAAATGCCAACGAGATAAAGAATTTCAAATATAAATCGGATGAAGAAAGACTTGCGGCTACTATTGCTGCCAATAAAGCCATTGAGGAAGCCGAAAAAGGATTAACGGAAGCCGAAAAGAAAATCTATCGTCAAAGTTTAGCGGATAAGAAAGAGATCAGGAAGGAAATTGAGGAAATTGAAAAGAAATACGGCATTGGTACAAATAAAGATAAACGAAAAGAATTCAAAGACGATCTCGATAGATTAAAAAAAGATCATGAACTTGAGATGGCGGATATTTCAAAAACTAATGATGAGAAATTAAAACTTGAAAAAGATTATCAGAAAGCTGTTGCAAAGATAAAACTTTCAGAAGCAGAACAACTGGCTCAGGATATTTCCGATATTTTGAATAAAGCCAGTGATATATCTCAGAAGTTACAGGAATCCGAAACGTTAGCCGTTGATAATAAGTATGCAAAACAATTAGATGCCGCAAAAAAATCAGGACAGGACACCACTGCCCTGGAATCGCAGATAGAGGAAGAAAAAAAGGCGATTAAAAAGAAATACGCTGATATTGATTTTGTAATTTCAATTGGACAAATAATTGCGAATACTGCATTGGCGGTAATGAAATCTGCACCAAATGTTCCTTTACAAATTCTCGAAGGCGTTTTGGGTGCTGCACAATTAGGACTTGCAGTTCAGCAACGCCAGGCAACAGCTAATTTGTGGACCGGTGGTTTTACTGATCCGGGAGATAAGTATGCCCCCAGGGGAATTGTCCATGCCGGTGAATTTGTAGCCAATCAGGAAGCCGTACGAAGTACACCCATTCGAAAAATATTTAATTTGGTGGATTATGCCCAGCGTACAAATACCGTGGCAAGGATCAGCAATGATGATATTGCCCGGGCAGTTGGAATACGGCAAGGATTGGGTAATGTTGGAGGTTCAGCAATGAAATCAACTACCGGTGGAAATCAATCTGTAAATATGGATATGTCCGCAGTTGTTTCTACGATGCAACAATCAAATGCTGTAAATGCAGCGTTATTAGCCGAAATACAAAAAGGAATAAGGTCTGTTAATGTAATTTCAGGAACTTCAGGAATTGCAAAAGCAATTGATGATTATAATAAACTCCTTAAAAACGCAAAAGGATGATTCAATTTTTTGTAAATTTTAAAACGACACCTTCAGAACCTGAATGGCACGAAATACTTCTACCGGATGATTATTCATTTACCGAAACAGAAGAAAACCCCGAAATAACAACAGATGGTGAGTATACGCTTGATATAACTGTATCCCTATTGGAAGCAAAGAATATTATTGCTTTTTCATTTATGAATAGGCAGAACAAAACGGATATCAGTAAAACAGCCGATGCAAAATCAATAGATAATGGGAAAGTACGTTCGGGAACCATTATCATTACGAATAATACTGATATAGATGTTACCTTTCAATTTATTGCCGGGAATTCAGAGTTAAAATACATTGCTAAAAACGAGTTGAAAATATGGTTTCTTGACTGGGGAACTGAAACAGCAATAGATTTTGACCGAGCATTGAAAACAACATCTTTATTAGGATATGGGAATTATCCAGGATATCACGGCGAAGCGGATTATATGAATAATTTTGTTTGTACACCTGTACTTGTTGCCGGCAAAGTCTATAATGAATATACATTTAACGAGGGAAATTTAAATATCCCTTCAACAATTAATGGTATTAATGGACTCATGATGCAACCCTATTTGCTTTATTATATCAATAAATTACCATCACTATTAGGATATACACTGAAGCATAATGTAATTAATGATGATCCAAGGGCGAAAGTTATGTATCTTCTCAATTCTGTTGATTCATTGAACTATGCAGATGCTTTGCCAGATATGACGGTGACAGAGTTTCAACAGGCAATAGAAGAATTTTTCAATGTAGAGTTTTTGGTTGATTCAAAAGATAAATCTATTTCTATTGAAAATCAATCTTCCAATCTTGCTAATAAAAAGACTGTCAATGCAGAACTGGTATTAGATCCCTATAAACGTGATTTTTCCCAGGATTCGAAGGCTGTAAGACTTGACTTTACACGAATAAAATATGATGTAGCAGATACAACCTATTTTAAATACCAACAATTGAGTGATGATGCCATTGCGAAATGTAAAATCATTGAATTTGAGAATTTTGCGGCCTTAAGCACCTTTATTAAAGTTAGCGGAGAATTTACGGATCAGTTATATATTTATAGAGATAAAGCCCTGAAAAACGACTATTTTTTTGGTACTCCTACTGTAAATTTGTATTCTATCCCTATGAATTCGTTGACTCAATATGTAAATCTGATTAATAAATTCAGTCCGTATGGGGATGTGATTGATCGGGTTCTTGAACTTAAAATTGTACCGGCAGAAGTTACAGTAGAAAAACGTACTGTAAAATGGTATACTACTACCGGAGCTGAGAATACTAATGAAGTCGCTTATCAACTGCCAAAATGCAGTAATTCATATTTTATTGGCGATAAACAGGGATTCGTTGATACGGTTGAAAATGGGATTAAATCTGTTAGTCGTGGAAATAAACTTGAAGTGGCATTGTATACCGGTAAAATAAAGATGCTAAATACTGCATGGACAATGGCCGGAAAAGTAGATTTGATTTATCCGTTTTCGCATGTTGATTTTTATTCTGAATTTGGAGCATACGGCACAAGTGCTGTTCGGTTTTCAGATTTTGAAACATGGAAAAACACCTATTTTACACCTGTTGCTACCGAAACAATGAGATTAAATGGAATAGGAGGTGTTGTTGCAGATTATCAACAAAAGGTCATAATTGATACGACAAAAGAATATAACTTTACGTTGGTTGATGGACCTGATATAAATGCAAATAATCTATTTATGATCAATAATCTAAAATATATGCCCATATCACTCGATAGGGAGAGAACCAGAACACAGAAAACGGTATTGGCAAAATGCTATATAATGCTTGATTAAATTTCGGTTGTTAGAGTGGAAATGTTGTTCTTGACATTTCCACTTTGTTTTTTTAGATAAATTTCGGTAGTGGCAAAACTGGCATGCCTTAAATGGTTTTTCATATCATACGGCTGTACTCCTGCATTAATCAATGAAATTGCCCCGCTATGTTTCCAACTGTAGAATTTATGCTCAGGAGAAATTCCCAACGCTTCACGGTACCGGTTAAACCTATTCCGGAGTGTGTTTTTACCTAATGGTTCAGTTCCGGGACGACCGAATTTTCCGAATACAAACAGGTTTTTTTCGGTGTATGTGTGCAGCTGCTGTGATTTCATTTCAACAATAAGAAAATCAGGTATATCCACAATTTCAGACTTGTTATTTTTAGCTTCAACATTTGGGATCCGGAACTTAGAATTCTCAAAGTCTATCCACTTTAACTTCATTAACCGCAATTCAGTTCCCGGACGAATGGCACAATAATATTGCACCTGGCATGCCAACCACAATTGTGGATCTGCAACTGATATTGCTACTTTTAGTTTGGTACGGTCATCAGCCTGGAATGGTACAGCTGCGCAATCGACTATTTTTCCCATGGCAGGAATACGTTCTGCCGGATTCACGGTAATCGCATTACGATCCAATTCGAAGTTAAAGAATCCGTGAATGTTTTGAATGTACTTTTTTATCGTTAACCGGCTGAGTTTTTGTTCGGACGAAAGATATACTGAAAAGTCGATTATATGCTGCCGACTTATGTTAGCAATGGATAATTCGTCCAACCTGTTTACTTTTAGCCAGGCATTGAAAATTCGCAATTTCGATACATAACTTTCGTAACTTTTAGCATTCACTTTTTCTTTCATTACCGTCAAATATTCACTCAGGTTAGTACGGGTAGTAACTACCTGCTTACGAGCTTCACCGTACATTTTAGCTTCATTGCGATAAAGAAGTTCATCTGCATATACCTTCTTTACATTCCCCTGAAGGTATGCGCCTGATTTCAGCCATTCTGTTTTGTCCTTGATTATTTCTTTAGCCAACTTATAACGTGATGCCCTGGTTCCTTCAAACAGGCCCCGATAAATCCGTTCTTTGCGCTGATCAACTTCTCCTGGTACCCGCCATTTATACTCGACATACCATTTTTTAGATAAATCACCCTTGTAATCGTTCAGGTGTGGAAATATGATGATTGTTTGTTTGCGTGGCATAACAGTCTGCTAAAGTGGTTATAAGTAATTGATATATAATTGATTGCTAAAAATAGACCGGAATAGACTGTTATTTTAAATTATAAACGCTCGTTATTCTGTTGAATAACAAGCGTTTGATTGGTTTTTGTGGAGCTGGAGGGAGTCTCCATTTTTCGTTAAACCTGCTTTGTTATTCGATTGTATAACCGTGTATTTCGGCTATTACGGTCTATCAGTATATTACGGTCTACCAAGTTGTAGTGAATTCATACACAATATTAAAAATTAGTATAAATAAAATCCGCTCCTTTGGGTAAAGTATCCACATGACTACACGGCGAGTGCACTCCTGTCGGGTGCAGAGGCGTTTTTTGTCCTCTCAAGCTCTAATTTCAAATCCATCTTCTCATCTTTCAGATCGGATATCTCTTTTTGCTGCTGATACATTATTTTATATAACTCTGATTCTTTCCCATATTCAGCGTCAGGCGATGCAACTAAACTTTTATTTTGCCCGACATTGAACCTACTATCACTTATCAATTCCGATATACTTACCTCCAAAACATCTGCAATCTTAGCAACGGTTTTAATATTCATGGAATTATTCTCCAATGATTTGTAAAAACCCTGCTCAGTCGATTTGACACGCCTTGTCAACTCCTTGACACTCATATTTCTTTTAGTGGCTATTGCTTTGATATTCTGTAAATTATACATACACTCAAAAATAGTTTAAAAATATACACAAAAATAGTTGTGTGTTATGAAAATATAGTTTAGTTTTGCACTATAAAATTAGTAATAATTACTAACAATGAAGCTACAAAAGGAAGAAAAAAAACGAATAATGAAGTTTATCACTTACTATCGATCACTCACTACCAAAAACCGTGGGGTGTTGATTAAACTGATTAGTGAAGCATGTAGCTTCAAGGGAGGTACATTTCATTATAAGTTGACTAATAAGAATTATTCACAGCTACAAATCGAAACTATTGAAAAAATAGTGACAATATTTAAAGGGAATCATGGAAATAAAGAATATTGAATTTACAGCACTTCCGGATGGTGAAGTTGAAGTCCGTCCACTTATAGAAATACCATATATATTAACTGAAAGTCATCGTGATTTTGTGACATCTATGTTTTCAATCATACGTGAACGTTATCCAATAGCATTTAAAAACCTTTGCAAACGATATGCTTTGAGCATTAAAAATAAAACATACTATGAATTTTTGGTTGTTTGTGGATTTATTAAATGCAACCTGGGTGCCCATGACAATAAAATGGATGTCGATAGTTACGGGATATTTCATTTCGAATTTTGTCAATGTCCATTAGCCGGTGAATGCAAGGAATGGAAGGAAACTTGTGAACCGAAAGAAAATACCGCCATTTCGGACGCTGAGATAAGAGTACTACGCTTGATTTCCGTTGGAAAGAAAACTACTGAAATTGCTGAAGAACTTTTTATCAGTCCTAAAACGGTAGAAAACCATACCAATAATATGCTTCGAAAATTAAATGTCCATAATAATGCTGCCCTGGTTACTTACTGGCATCAGCATAATATGAAATAACCCAAAAAAGGAGTGAAATAAGACATTAACCTCTAAAATTTATGTGATAGTGAATTTGGAATGCCGAAAGTCTTACGGGGTCACAAGCGACTCCTTTTAATTTGAAACAACTTAATTTTAAATATCAACTTAACAATTATTTTATGGCAAAGCAAAAACAACCATCTCAAAGAGAATTGGAAGATCAGGTAGAGTATTTCAATGGTAAATACCCTGTAGGTTCAAAATTGAAATTGAAAAAGGATTTTGGAGGAGTAATTGAAGTTACAGTAAGTAATAAGGCGACCATATTAGGTGGACATAGTGCCGTTGGTTGGTTCGAAGAAATTTCAGGGTGCTATTCATTGGATTCAATTGTAGAATGATATGGAAGTAAACGAAACCCCACAGCCCATCACCCGGGAAGAATTTGAAGCCGGAGTGGATTTCTTTGTTTACTCCAAATCCGACCCAATGAACATTGATACATATAATCTTAAAAGCATAGAAATGACAGGATATACAAGTAGGTGTATTCTGGATAGAGAAAAAAGATTCTATTGTAATATTCAAAAGGTCGAAGATGATGGATTTACATTTATTAATTACATATTCAAATTTCCAGTAGAAGGAAAAGTATTATTCAAAAATTGCTTTAAAACAGAATTTCAATAAATTATGTATACAACTAACCAATTCGAAACAGCACTTCTTGCAATCAAAGTGCAAATAGAAGAAATAAAAACACCTAACGGTAAGGTTCGCGAGGCAATCGGTTATAAAGACGGAAAACGCCTTACCTGGAATGAAACCGGCCAGTGCTTCTTTCACAAAGTACGGATGCCTGAAAATGATTTGAAGTTTGAAAATAAAACACCTGATAGCAATGAAGAACAAACGGCTTAGGAATTCATTACAATGGGCTGGAATTTCTCTGATAGCCTGTATGCTTTTAATCTGTATCATCATTGTTTTAAATACAACTACAAAATGAAAAAAATAAGTAAAGTTAAAGGATTTTTCGCAACATTTGAAGAGAACAAAACCGATCTGTTATTTGATAAAGTTGGATTAACCCTAATTAATAAGACACCTGGCTTGTATATTTTGAATGAGCAGAAAAACAGACTGATTCATAAGAAAACCCCGGGTCTGCAAATATCCATTGCAAGTATGTGTATGCATAAAGTAGGTGATGTGATATTATGGTCACCTGGAGTGCAGGTACAAATATCGGAGGTTAATCTGATTCAGTTATGTGACATTACCGAAGAATTGGCATTAAGAACCGGAGTCGAGTCAATAGGAGATTCGCGGTGGATACATTATTGTCCTGAAAAGTTTTATCCAAAATCAATTTTGAATAAACAGGAACCGGGACATCCTTACTTCACCACTGCTGTCGGGTCTTTTCATTCGTTATGGTGTAAAAAATATGATATCCTGGAGATTTATGCAAACCCATGGATTTGGCAATACACCTGCAAACCTTTAAATACGTAGACTATGAAGGCATTTATAATTCAACAGGAAAGTACCAGGACACATTATATTACTACTGACTTTATGGATGTGTGGAACGAACTTGATAAATCACCGGATGGTGAACCGATGACAATTACACCGAAAGAAATGACAGTTCCGGAATATGAGAATGAAGTAAAATTGATAGCTGCTTTAAACCTAAGTATAAAAACTCCCTGGAATGGAAACACGTGATCTGATCCACGGTAAGGACTACCAATTCAATGAACCATGTACGGGGAAGATTGAAACAGTGACATATATGTTTGAAACGCTAAACCATCATGTTTTTAAAGGCGAAGGTTGTACAAGGTGGCTAACATTTAATTCAGTAAAAAGTAATTTAATCGAAATACCAATATCATGAATAAACCTGATCGTAAAGTAAAGTTTTTTGCAGGCAACGGAAAACCAATGCATACACAGAAAATAGAAAGGAACGCCAGCTGTGCATGTGGCAGTGGAAAGAAAGCAAAGAAATGTTGTGGGTGTGTCACTAAAATATTCAGAAGCGAATGAAAAAGAAATGGGAGCTTATAACCAACCAGCTTGTAAAAACCGAAAAGGAACTTCAGGACTTCCTGGATAATGGTGGACTATCGACCCCGGCAATCAGCAAATCAAAGAAATTCATTAAAGAATGGAATTCATTCCAATTACTTATTAAAGATTTTGATAACTACATTGCACCGGTAGAACCCATGGAGATTAAATTCCCATTCAAAACGGAAGCCATGACCGAAATGTGGAAACGGTGGAAGAATTACCTTGCTGAGCAACACGGACAACTGATGCGGACCTATTCGGAACAATCTTCCCTGGAACAACTTGAGGAGTATTCGAAAGGTGATGAAGAAAAAGCAGTTAAGTTCCTGCGGTATGCCATGCACGGAAGATATAAAAGTTTCTTTGCCATTGAAGAAAAGGACATGAAACAACCGGCTAAGGGAGATACCGGGAGTGGAAGCGACTTTTAAATACCCCTAACCCCTAAAGGGGAATAAGAATTTACTATTTATTCATTTACAATTTACAATTATGCTAATTAAAGTAATTACTGAAGAAACCTTGAGAAATTGTCACATTGGATCAACGAAACCATTTAAAGTAACAACCTATTATTTTTTAGGAATACCTTTCCGTAAAGACATAGTGAGAAATTCTAACAGTCCAGTGAATTAACCCATGCAACCACAATTCCCCATACAGCTCGACCTATTTGACTTTGTTCGTATCGCATACCGATCGACACGAAGAAAGTCGGTACCGGCACCGAAACCGGATAGGGATAGTTATGGCAGGATTATGGCGAAATATCAACCTGTGGATGAAGCCACCCGAATAGAAACTGAAAGAAGGAAGCAACTGTCGGTATCGAATATGCTTCGCCTTCAGGAAGAAAAGATACAGGAACTTAAACAAAAACTTAAAGATCATGGTATTGAATAAAACACCTACACAACGGAAATTTGAAAATGCAGTTCAACGGGAGTGTGACAAGTTGGATGACCTACGAACTGATAAATTAGTGATTTCATTTATTGTATTTATTATTGCTTGCGTACTTTACTCTATATTTTCTTAATCATGGGACAACAAACAATTACCGAACTGATTCAAATTGCAAAGGCTGAACATCAAAAGCAATTACAACGCCTGGCGAATACACGCAAAGCTGTGAGTATAGAAGATTTCAAACTTCTTTTTACTACCAGGGCACAGCAAGCCATGGCCGACCGCAAAAACTTCACGAAATTTATTATCGACGACAGCAACCGGAATGTGATCAACCTGCTATATAAGTATGTCACCCTGCAAGAATGTGAGCTTAATACTTATATAGGAATTATATTAAACGGAAAATACGGTTGTGGAAAATCGGTGCTTATTGAAACGCTTTGCATGGTGTTGAATGACCTGGCATGGAGTGAAAAAAACAAGATTGAATCCGTTCATGCCATAGAACTGGCTGAACAAATAAAAAAAGTAGGGGTGATACCTTACGCACATAAACCCCTCCTGATCCAGGACCTTGGAAAGGAAAAAAAGGAACTGAATAACTTCGGTACCATAGTGAACCCCATTAGTGAATTGCTGGCCATACGTGCCGAATACGGAGCATTGACATTCGGAAGTACCAACATGACCCTGAAATCGTTTGGTGAAGCTTACAAAGAGTTTATTTCAAAACGAATCACCGAGCATGTTAACCTGGTGTTTCTTCCCGGAGAAGATCGTCGTCCGGATTTCTCCATTAACCAGCCTAAGTGACCAATGAACAGGCCATATACATTTTAGAGATTGATTCAAGGATATATGAATTGAATCAATTGATAGAACTTGTGCCGAAAAATGCTTTGTATTGTATTTACGAAAGAATTGAAGAATTAAAAATTGAAAAACACAAATGGCCTACACTCCTACCAAAATAATAGTACCCGAACATTCCGGCGATCGTGTACAAACTGTCGAAAACTTTCTGTCAAAGCATTACGAAATTAAAATCAACATTTTCGATCCTTCCAAATCGATTATCGTTGCCAAAGATAAAACCCTGTATGAGCAGGAACCAAACGAAATGTTGATATCGCTTCATATGGAGCGTGAAAACATTCGGGGGTGTGATACCATTCTCCGGAAGATAATACGCTCAGGGTATCATATCAATACATTCAACCCTATTCTCGACTACATTAAGAGCCTTGAAGGACAATGGAAGGGTGACAGCCATATTGAAAAGTTTTGCAAATATATTACGGTCCGTAATTTTGAAGATAAAGAAGATCCGGAATATTACCAGGAACGATTTAAACGGATCATTAAAAAATGGATGGCCGCCAGTATTGCCTGTTCGTTGGGAATAAAAGAGAATGATGTCATGATCGGGTTCGTACATCCAAAAGAAGGAATCGGGAAAACACGCATTTTGAAGTTCCTGACCCCACAACCACTGAAGGCATATTATGTTGAATCGAATAAAGACTCCCGGTATTTTAATGTCACATCGGCCTTTTCGCAAAACTTCATTATCAACTTCGACGAATTTAACGGGATCACCAAGAATTCGGCCGAACAGGTGAAAAACTTACTTTCGAATACAGAATACAGATTGTCATTGCGTGATACCAATGCAGTGCCCCGAATGGGTAACGGCGCGTTTACCTCGAATAAAAATAAAGAACTTGGCGGGTTCCTATTCCCAACTACCATGGGATACAGACGATGGGCAACTATAGAACTTGATACCATAAACTGGAAGAAATACAGCGTGGAAATAGATGTTGATCAAATGTGGGCAGAGGCTTACGTACTGTTTAAGAACTCCGATTTCGATTATATATGGAATGATACCGACTTTGAAGAGTTTAAGGAATACAATGCCCGGTACGTAAAGGAATCAGAAGTTTACACATTGATCAATAAAAATTTCCGTATTCCGGAACTGGGTGAAGAATCGGTAAACAAGCAACCAAAGGAAATACTTCAGGAGTTAAATCGGGTTAAAAAAATTACCTCAGATATGAAAAATGTTTCAGAAGTCACGATCGGGATGGCATTGAGTTCCCTGGGCTTTGAACACAAAATGAAAAAGGTGAACGGACAGCCGAGATATGGATATGAAGTGGTGCAATTATTTGAATAGACTTAGTATAAAAATCAACTTAATAAGAATATAATTATGGCAAAAGATTTATTTACGAAGCAATGGATTACGGATAACTCATTAATAATCATCAAACGTTACGAAAAAGGGATATTAACACTCAGGGGACTACATTATCAGTTAGTTTCTGTCGGAATGACAAATACGATTAGCCATTATAAGAGAGTCGTAAATGCAATGATTGAAGCTCGTTGGGCTGGTTTAGTTGACTTCGATACTTTTTCCGACATGACCGTTCTATGATTGGAGAAACAGATTATGAAGAAACAATTTTAGAAGCTGAAATTGAACGGGCAAAAGAAAGTATTACAAATTGGATGAATTACTATTTCAAAAATAGATGGGAAAATCAACCGTACTACCCTGAAGTATTTATTGAGAAAAAAGCCCTACAAGGTGTTTTCGGGTCAGTCTGCAGAACAAATAGTGTTACACTTGGAGCCTGCAAAGGATATCCTTCACTTACGTTCTTGAATGATGCTAATAATCGATTTATGAAAGCTGAAGAAAATGGGAAAATTCCTATCATTTTATATTTTGGAGATTACGACCCATCAGGCGAGGATATTCCAAGGTCAATTGAGGAAAATATAAAACGATTAGGATGTGAATCTATACAAGTCAAACGTTTTGCTTTAATGCAACATCAGGTCATTGAATGGGAATTACCACATGCACCGGTTAAAGAGGGTGATAGTAGAACGAAAAATTGGGATGGCTTAGGTCAGGTTGAATTAGATGCAATTGAACCAAAGAAACTACAGCGGCTATGTCAGGATGCTATATCTGAATATTTCGATGATAATCTTTATTCTGATTTAAATGAAGTGGAAGTAATCGAACGAGTGGAATACAAAGAAAGTCTAATTGATTTTGTAAATGGGCTAAAAGATTAATATTAAATCAATAAATAATGAAAAAAGTAAAACTTGGAGATTATTTAAAATGGTTGGATAGACTTGCTAAGATAATCGGTACAACTGATGAAGCGACAGTATTTATTGAAATGATTGATAATAAGAAATGTCCACATTGTGGTGCTGATCTTGGAAAGGATCAATTTTCTGTTATCATTAATTCTCCATTATTTCAGGAAAATGCAGAGAAAATACAAACAATAAATGAATAATATGGAAACTAATTTTCTACACAATCATCCCGGTACCGAAAAGAAATTAGGACTTGATGAAAATCATGTAATAGTCGATCGCGAAGATTGGGAAAAAGCAAAGCAGTTATTGTCTGATCCATGGTTGAAAGGAAAAAGTCGTATTGGCATTATTGGTTATCCTGGTGTAACAGGAATAATTTGCGGAATGGATGAAGCAAGGGGTATCATTATCAGAAAAGAACATATATCAAAGTATCCTGATTTACCTGAAGCGATTTTAGAATGGCCGGAATCGGAAGATGCTGAAAGATACCTTGGCCAACTAAAATTAGAAATGTCATTTGATAAATTTAAAAATGAATTTTTAAACCAACCTCCAATAATTGAACATGCTAAATTATCAACTGAAGCATTGAAAAGTCTTGGAGAAAATATGATTGATCTGAGTTATCAAAATAAGAAGAAAAAAACTAAAGGATATGAACGCCCTTATAAATTTCACAAATAATTTGAAAAAAATAGAAATTGAAGTTTCCTATAAATATACAATTGAACTTGATGAAACAAATGAAATCGTAAAAGAATATGAAAGTGAAAACGATTTAATTGTTGAATTAGCAAGCTATAAATTTTCTGAAGTATTGCCAGTAATGAAAGCTATAAAAGTAAAGGACATAGAACTGATATCCGTTTCTTAATACCAAAACAACTTTGAATTTTTAAAATACTTTTTATTCCCCTAATATTGCATTTAATTATGAGCGACTACAACGTATATCTGAAAGTACCCGAATACATGGCTCAGTGGATAACACACACCTTTGGTAATCCGGTAGAACTTATTAAGGACAGCCCCGAAATGCGACTGCTTAACGAGCTATTGGTTCGATTGCCTTGTAATAAGACAGCGGACACCGGAGAGGATTCGAATATCACCATCCCGATCCCGTATTTTAAAGGCAAAGACCCGGTATACTACAATTATATTCATGAAACCGGAAAGAACGCCCTGGAGGAAAGTTTTTCGACTCTTTTCAAGAAAAACCTTTTCACTGAGATTTCGGCGCTAAAGAACGGACACGTGAAAAGATCGACTCTGATTTATGCATTTATGGAGAAACATGGAATTGATGAAAAACACTGGGATACGGTCAGCCAAATTTACCACCGAATGAACCAACGATATTCCAAGGATAAAAACATTAAAGTAAGTTAAAACAATAAATATTAAACGCCTGTTTTGTCGTAAACGATTTGTTTTAATAATCTTTATATATTACGCACTGTTAGCACTTTACGCACTTATTTAAATCAAAAACCATGAGTACAAAAACACTTCCAACAATTCTGTTTGTAGAATATATTCCGGCTGAAGAAATGATCCTTTACCCGAAAAAATTCATCGCACCTGGTGATACGACATCAGCTATCGGAAATTTCACAAAATTAAAACTAACAGAACCTTCGTCGTGCAATTCGACATCCGAACGCACGGATAACGGATTAGTATATACGTCGAAAGTTGCAGGCATTATTTATGACGAAAGTGAAAGTTTACTGCAACACCGGTTACAAACAAAATTCCATGCTTACCGATTAACTGACGTGTACAAAAATAAATACCTGATAGGAACAGATAAAAAGACCTTCCCTGAGATTCTGTTTTCACCGGTTAATGAAGCCAGTCCTTCCGGAATGCGGGCGGTAAACTTCGAGATAACGTGGGTTTCAACCCTTCCACCCATTGATATTATTGATTTATAGTCTTTTTTTACTTCCAGGTATAGCCGTAAAGTTGCAGTGTGAATTTTCATACTGCAACTTTTTTTATGCCCTATTATGGATTATCAGATTGATATCGACGGATTTATTGGTGACTGGGGTTATTCAGCCCAATATGTAAAACAAAAGCTTGACTCAAACAAAGGCAAGCCGGTTGCTATGCGTATGAATTCGAATGGCGGAAGTTTATCGAATGGTCTATCAATTTCAGACAGGGTGCAAGAACATGGAGATGTAACCGTGTATCTGATGGGATTCAATGCCTCAGCTGCTACACTTGCGGCTTTGAAGGCAAAAAAAGTATGCATGTCATCCAATGGATTCTATCTGATTCATAAAGTGATGAGTTCTGTGTCTATCTGGGACAATCTGAATGCAGACCAATTGGAAGCACTGATCACCGATTTGATGGCTGACAAACTTGAAAATGATAAACTTGACCAGGTTATGGCGCAAATGTATGCGAACAGAACCGGTAAGACTATGGATGAGATGCTCCAGCTGATGACCAAAGGCGGTTGGATGAATGCCAAGGAAGCATTGCAATGGGGTTTTGTAGATGAAATCATTGACGCTCCCGAAAAAGTGAATATGATATCCATGAAAGAAAAGCTAAACGCATTTGGGCTTCCAATGAACCGGATCAATAACGAAGAATTATTTACTACTAAAAATAACATTGAAATGAAGAAACAATTTGTCAAAGTCAATGCCGTAATTGGCGTTGAAAAATTGGAATCGGACAAAGAGGGAGTTTTTCTGAATGAAACTCAAATCGAGTCAATCGATACCACCCTGAGTGCACTGGAGAATTCGGTAAATACCGAAAAAGCCAATGTAGCGACCGAAAAAGAGGCTACCGTAGCAGCTGACGAACGTGCGAATGCCGCCGAAGCCACTGTAAAAACACAGGCTACCGACATTGAAGCCTTAAACCTTCAAATCACCAACCTGAAAGCAGGTGCCGGTGATAAAACCAATTCAAGTACTCAGGAGACTGACGAACCAAATGGTGAAGTTAAAGACTCATTCATGAATACTGTGGCCAGTGCCCGTAAGTTGTTCAATTCACTTGCTGATTAATTAATTATTCATTTTTAAATAAATTTACTGCAATGGTAGAAATAACCCCCGAAGAATTGGCAAACAGTGCCAAGAAGTATCGCAAAGATTTATTGATGATGCCCGTGATTGCCTTGCAAAGCTCACTGGATCACATGTCGCTCCGTGTAGGCATTCGCGGCAAAGAAACGGTAGGCGAACTCGATGGTGACATTGAAATTGGACCTTACAGCGAAACACGTGTTGACGAAACCGGTTCAAAGGTTGTAGGTCGTGACCTGGAAACCTATTTCGGTTCAGTGGTGAAAAACTTTTCTCCTAACTCAGTGGCTAAGTCCATTTATGGAGATGCAGTATTGAGTGGTGCCGGATTAACTAATACAGCCATTACTCAATTGGTAGTAGCATTTTTGGCCAAAAAGATTTCAAAGAAACTAAATGACGTTCTTTGGTCAGCCGTTCGTAATTCAGCCGGTAACGGAACTGCTGATTTGTTTGATGGTTTTGACACGATCACTACTGCTGACATGGCAGGTGCTACTCCAAAGATTTCGGTTGCAAAAGGGAATCTGAAAGTATTGACAGCTGCTATTACCGATAGCAATTGTGTTGATCAACTGAAAGAAATTTATCGCTCGGCAACTGATGAACTTCAGGGTGAAAAGACCAAGATGTTCGTTACGAAAACGATATACAATGCGTATAACGACGACTATCAGGCTTCACACGGTGCACTGCCTTACAATACTGCTTTCAAGAAAACGTTTTTGGAAGGATCGGACGATAATTGCGAATTGGTAGCATTGCCAAACAAAAAGAATTCGCCTTATATCCATTTAACCACCAAAGGTAATATGTTGGTTGGTGTGGATCAGCAGAGCGACACCGAAACGATCACCGTTGAAAAACACGCTGCATTTGTTTTGCAATTCGTTATGGCCATGTTCTTTGGTGTTCAGTTCGAAAGCGTAAGCCCTCAACGTTTGTTGGTGGCTAAGTTATACGCCGGGGCTTAATTATTCATTCACTTAAAATAGGAGAAATAGAATATGAATATTAAATATAAATCCCTTGATTGGGTAGTCGGAACCCGTAACCTTCCGGGCATCATGCAAAATGTATATGCAATCGCAAAGCGTGACATTTTAGCCTGGCCAACATTACCGGAAACCTATGTTACTAATATGGGCGAACTGGTGACGTATGTAGGTGACTTCACGCTGGCTTTAACTGCCAAGTTTCAGAAAGTGGGAATTATCGTTGATAAAAGCCCACTGGATGGTAAGAGCCAGGGAACTCGTCCAAGTAAAACTTTTTTGAACACGGTTGTTTTGCAACATCCGGGAGTGGAAGAAGAAGCCTCTGCATTCTGTTTGCAGGCAAATAACGATGACCTCGTTTATCTATGCCAGACCAAAAAGAAAAAGTGGAGAGTGATTGGTAACGAAATGTTTCAAGCCGATACTGCCATTGATCAAAAATTGGGTGGAGCTGCTACCGACGAAATGGGAACCACCCTGACCGTAACGGTAACGGACGTCGCACCTGGTTTATTCTACACCGGTGAAATCATCACCGAGGATGGAACAATCAATCCGGGAGTATAATCCTCTTAAATCGTAAATTTCTGAAACCCTCACAATGAATGTTGTGAGGGTTTTTTGTGTCTTTTTAGATGTAATTACATAAATCTATTTTTGATTCTCAATTAAAATAAAAATTATTTCACTCAAAAAAAACAAATTCATGGAGAATGAAAAAACGTATGTAGAAAAGGTGAACGACTGGCTGAATGCTGATCCTGCCACCCGCACTATCGAAGTAGGTGCAAGACTGATGCTTCAGGGTAACCGTAACCGGATATTACACGAAAATGTACTCCGGAAATCAAACTTTGATAAAGTGATTTACGAACTTACCAAGATGATTGGTAATGAACGTGCCATCACCATCGCAATTCCTGAAAATATTGAAGAAATAAAGGAGAAAGTTGCAACTATTGAACTTAAACCTGAAATCACCGGTAAACGTGCGGATCATGATTCCCTGCCGGAAGAAATTAAACTGATCCTTGAAAATAATGTGGAGATTTATCACACGATGCGTTCCCTGTTCGAACGGTTGAAGGTATTGAGTGAAGATGGCCATACTGAAGCTGAACGTTTCCCATTCCTGAGCGAATTATTGGAACTCGATGCAACCCTTACTGCTAATTGGGAAACTTACGACACATTCGACGTAAATGCACCGGTATACGAGAAAATAAAAACGGGAGTTGTTCCAGGCGTTTCAATTGATGCAAAACGTGTATCGGCCAATCGTAAATATTTGAGCGATAACAAAGCAAAATACACGCTTTTAGTTGCTGATAATAAAACCGATAAAGCAGCTGAATTATTGGCCAGAATGCAGATCCGTTTTGATGAATTAATTCTAAATGGTGAAACATTTGCACCCGATCAGATGACAGAACTGCAATCCCTGGGATTGATTGTTGCCGTTACTGAAGAAATGGAAAAAGAACCGGTTGCCGGAACTCAGGTTGTTACTGAAGGCGAAGAAGTACTTGCACCTGCAGGAGAAAAAGATGAAGAAACGCACGAAGAAAATGTTATTTCTCAGATTAAAACCCTGTTGAATAACAGTATTCCAAAGGACGTGATTCTTTCAACGATTTCTTCGCTTGGTAAATTTGGTGAATTGGTCCTCACTCCGGAAGTAGTGGAAGATTTGTACAACAAAGCTGTTGAGCAGGAAATGAATGCTGTTGAATAAAGTCGATCGCATATTGAAACCTATAGGCCCCGATTATGTCGGGGCTTATTTAAATGCAGGAGTACAGTTGTATGATATCATTGAATGGATATTACTTCAAACAGGAAAATCCGATATCACAATTATGACTTTCAGCATTTCGGAAGAATTTATCCGAAAGATATGGATATTAAAAGAAATGGGATTAACCGGAAAAATAACGCTGATCCTTGATTTTAAAGCAATCCAAAAAACACAGCAGCTGATCCGTTTTTCTCAAAACGTTTTCAGCGATATCCATTTTTCTAAAACACACGCAAAAGTGGTTTTAATCGAATCAAAAATTTATCAGGTAAGTATAACCGGTAGTCAGAATTGCACCAGGGGAAACCGTGAAGAGAGTGGAATCGTAACCACGGATCCACGAATAGCCGAAAAATTACAAACTGAAATACAACGTATTAAAGAAAATGGAATACAACGATGATGATCTCATAAAAATCAGTGAATATGCCGGGCTATTGATGACAATAACCGATATCGCAGTATTGATGAATATTGATGAAGATGAATTGCGTAGTGATATAACCGATAAATCAACTGAAGTATCCAGGGGGTACCGGCTTAGTAAAACACAAATGATCCTGGAACTACACCGCCAAGAAATTGCCCTGGCTAAATTGGGATCACCCATGGCAGTGGAACTCACACAAACCTATATCCTAAATCAATACGGTAATGAGTAAAAAACAGACATACGATATTTGTGTGCAGCACCTGTATGATGATGCTGATAAACTGGTTCACCTGTCACCTCAAATCCGTGACCGGTTGCTTCGCATACGTTCAGGGTATACGCTTATGAATGAATATCCTTCCAAAGCCGATCGGGAAATTATTCTGCACATTATGAGTCTTGGCCAGGTGGAACGATCAGCTGCGTATGAAGATTTACGGATCATAAAGGATTTACTGGGCAGTATCAATAAGCAATCAAAGGACTGGCACCGATTCAAGTTCAACCATCAAATTCAAAAAGCGTATGACAGGGCCGATTTATTGAATGATGCTGATTCAATGGTAAAGGCAATGAATGTATATGGCAAATACAACCAGCTGGATAAGGAGGATGCCGAACGCATTCCCTGGGATGAAATTATACCACAACTTTTCGAACCTACTGAGGACCCATCGGTATTGGGAATTAAACCTATTCCAAATATCCGGCAGAAAATTGCGGATATGAAGAAAAAATACATGGATCAGATTGAAGATGTAACCTATGATGAAATTGACGTTGAACAATTAGAAAAGTATGCAGAAACCTGAAAGACAAAAGGTATATTTTAATGCCGCTCAGCAGAAAGTTATGTTTCGGGGGTGCAATACCGTCGTTGTGGTGGGCGGACGTCGTCTGGGCAAATCGCATGGTGTTGTAGCGCCTTTTCTGCTTCGTAATGGTCAACGTATGGCCGGAGGAAATCATGGAATTATAGCCAGCACTTTTCAACAGGCATTAACCAGAACATTGCCCGGTACATTATCAGCCTGGGAAAGTTGGGGGTTTAAACGCAATATGCACTATTATTTAGGTGTAAAACCACCAAAAGCGGCAAAGTTTGAAAAACCCAAAGTAGAGCCGGCAAGTTATGACCATATTCTCAGCCTTTATAACGGATCCATTTATCCTATCATTTCACAGGATGTGACAGGTTCGTCCAATTCACAGACTTTTGATTCACTGACATGCGATGAAGCTAAGTTTTTGAACTTCCAAAAGCTGAACGACGAAACTATTCCTGCTAATGGAGGTACACGTGCGCATTTTGGCAATTCTCCGTACCACCACAGCATGCTTATCGTATCCGACATGCCTACTACCAAAAAAGGGAGCTGGTTCCTGTCATACGAAGATAAATGCGATAATGAGCTTATTGAACAGATTGACGGCATTATCAATGAAAAATGGCGTATCCTCAGAAAATTCAAAGAGTTCCAGGCAAAAGGTATCCAACCAAAAGCTTATTTGTTCGATTATTATAAATCACTCTGTCAATCGTTGGTGGAGTTCCAGCGCCTGGCAGTTGATTACAATGTATTTAGTTCGATTGAAAACCTGCAGGTATTAGGTGAAAGTTATATCAAGCAAATGAAGCGTGATCTTCCACCCCTGGTATTTCAAACTTCTATCCTGTGTAAACGGGTAGGATTGCTTAAGGACGGATTTTACAACAACCTCAAGGAAGCCGATCATTATTACACGGCATTCGATAACTCCTACCTTCAGAACCTGGATTATAACTTTGATAAGACAAAGGATCTGTCCTCTCTTCAGGATGGTGATGTGGATAAGAATAAGCCTATCTGTATTGCATTCGATTACAATGGCAAGATCAATTGGTTAGTAGCAGGGCAACGCTCAGGCATACGACTCAAGACAGTGAAGTCAATGTTTGTGAAGTATGAGAATAAGTTGGTTGAGTTAGTCAAGGACTTCTGCCACTACTACCGGCATCACACGTGTAAGGAAGTGATCTATTACTATGACAGCACAGCACTCAACAGCAACTATGCTGTGAATGATATCGACTTTGCTTCAGTGATCATTGATACATTCAAGGCAATGAAGTGGCAGGTCAAAGGGATACACATTGGTAACCCGATAAATCACATGGAGAAACACAACATGATCAACATGGCGCTCAAGGGACAGTCGTTCGAAGGCAAGCCTTTGCTATTCCCTATGTTCAACAAGAACAACAACGAAGCATTGTTACTGGCTATGGAACAGACAGGCATTCATCAGGGTCCTAACGGATTCAAGAAGGATAAACGTGGTGAGAAGTTGGCAGAGAGTGAAGAGGACAAACTCGAGTACCGTACTGATGGTACCGATGCCTGGGATACACTGTGGCTTGGCATGAATAACTTCCCTTCCGAGAGTTCATTTGGTGGTGGACTGATTAGTTCATTTATGTAATTACGTATTCACTTATTCATGCATACCACTGGCAGATTGTCAGTGGTTTTTTTGTGCCCGGCAATGTAATCCCAAATTCAATCACTTCGTTCATCCAATTTGTAGGGATTTGCAATGTCATTACCGATAGATTTATGGGAATACCATAATTTTAACCGTAATGTGCGTATTACCGCCCGTTTTTGTTAATTTTCACCCGAATATATTAACATACGTTGCATATAACGCACTTTTGGAGGTCGGTAATTACAAGCGAGCGAGAGGGCGGGACGGGGTCTACGTGCAGTGTTAAACCCTTTTATTACTTTAACACTGGCATTTTTTATTGATAATCAATGTTTTATATATGTGAAAGCCGGAAAACTCCCGTAAAACCCGAAAAGAAATTCGGTAATATATGCTATAACTATCTGTGGACTAACCATTTTTATTTTATTTTTATTTTAAAAAATGATTTGGAAACAAAACAAAAATTTTAATACCATATATTTTTTATTTTATTTATATCTTTTTCTTTATAATACACACATTATCATGATGTTATATAAATAAAGAAAGATATATATGGCAAAACAAAATAACTGTAAAAGTGCTTACTATGGTAACGTGTGAAGTTTAAAAATACTTACTACGTTATTTATATTCAATTAAATACAATAGTAAGTTGGGTACAAAAAATAGTAAAAATATGCATTTAATCAAAGGTACTACCGGTTACTACTCATTGTTTTTTAATGGGGTTGTACTACCTTTTTTATACAATTAAACATTTGAATATTAAATATATAAATATAAATAGTAGGTAGTAACCGACTCCGCTTTTTATTTTTATTTTATTTTTCATTATTTAAAGTTATTATGTTCAAAATGAATTAAATATAGTTTTAAATAACAGATATATTGATAAAAATAAAAAATCAATAATTTTCGAAATGAACTTAAAAGCTATTAAAACAATGTTTATTCTATATGTCTTTTTTTGTATTTTATTGTCCTTTTATTTTTGTATATATTTTTAAATGACTATTGAATTCAATGAATACATCCGGATATATCCTGAGAAAAAAAACGGAATTAGTTAAACTACTACGGTTTATTTTGTGAGTTGAAATAATGTAAGTCAATATATTGCGGCTTATCAACTGAAATTCTCTGATTCAATTAAATAAATGTTCCACTTAAAAAATTATTCGTTATGAAACAAATTTCAAAAATCTGTTTGATGCGCCTAAACAACGGTGAGCATCATCAATTTCATTCAGTAGTAAATGATAGCATGCAACGTGCGTCAGTACTTATGTCAAACTCGGATATGATTGCATTGGTAACTAATTATTTCGATGATCACCAGTTACAAGAAACCGCAATGGGTAAAACGCGTGGCAGTGCCCGTACGCAGGAAGTTGCTCAGGCAAATCATCAACGTAACCGGTTAGACTCCAGCTTTCGTTTGAAAGTAAAATCATCCATGCTTGAAATGGATCCGGAGGTACGCGATGCCGGTACCCGCATTATGTTCGTACTTAACAAATACGGCAATGTAAAACAGTTATCATATGCTGAAAAAAGTGCGATGATGTCAGTACGCTATAAAGAGATATCCGACACCCTGAAAGCGGACCTGAAAACCATCGGTGCCGAATTGCTGTTTTCTTCCATTGAAAGCAGCAACAATGAGTTCAACATGAGTATCAGTGCCCGTTGTGCTGAGAAAGTAAATGCTATTTTGCAAAAAAAAGTAACAGATACACGCCTGGCGCTTGATTCCGATTATAGGGAACTTGTATTGAATATAAATGCCTTTGCAGTATTTAATACAGCAAATGAATATGATGCGTTGATTGATCAGATAAATTACCATATCGTGTATTTCAAACAGCAGGTAGATACCCGAATAGCACGACTGGCGGCTGAGAAAGAAAAAAAGAAAGAAACTTTAACCCCTAAGAACCCCTAACCCCTAAAGGGGAATGATAAAAACCCCTCTACTAATAGTATTGGGGTTTTTTATGTTAATGTTTTTACATATCTTTGTAACATTATTATTAACCTTTAAAATAAAATATGTATGAAAAAAATTATGTTTTTCTTTTTAATTTTCTTATCGTTTACTACCTACGGCCAACAATTAAAGCCTGTAGTACAAAATAATACAACCGGTAAAAGTATTGTAGTGGTAGATATTGATACTGTACAATACCAGGAACTTACTAATATTAAGGAACGATTGACTTCATTCCATGATTCAAACCGGAATAGCCAGTTTCTTTTGATAACTGGAACTATTATAACGTTAGCCGGTGTTTTCCTTTATAAACCTGATAAAACAACGGATATAAATCCTTTTCCTATTATTGGTGGTGGTCTCGGTTTAATAGGAGGTTTTATTTACCTGGATAGTTTTAAATCCTTAAACATGAGGAAAAAATTTGTAAAGAAAAAAAACTGAAATTCGATATTAATTGAAAATAATTCGTTTTATGCATTGTCAATTCAAATACTATTACGATATTTGCAACGCAAAACAAATTATTACCGAGTAACAGAAATGTTGCCCATTATCCAGGGCTTTTTTTATGCCCAAACCCGAAGATATTAAAGATCGACGGCTGTATTATTTTCCGTTCTTTTTTGAGCTTGCTCGGGATTGATTTGTTTTGCGACCGGAATTTGTACAGCCGTTTTCCTGTACAATAAAACGCAAAACAAATCAATCAAAATGAACAAACCAAAGATTTCAGTTACCTACTCGGTAACATTCACCGAATCCGTTGTCAATGGCAACCGAACCTACCAACCCAATCGGGAGTACACTTTCAAAACACAGTCACCAACAGCACACCCCGGAGATGTATTCGATGCTGCATGGTCGGCAGTACACAAATTATTTGGATGCATAACCAAAGGAGTATTTACCCGTGTGCTTCCACTTGCTTCCGATCCGATCATTAAAAGTTGGAAGGAGGCTACACATGAGTAACACATCTATCCGCAGGAACCGTCCTGCCAAGCCACTAAGACCAGAACCCGTACAAGGTTCCGGAATTGTTGATCAAAAAAGTGCATTATCAATACTTCACGACTTTTACATGGAAGTAAAGAAGGAAATTAAAGGTTCTACCATGGTATCGTTGCATTCTGCCACTACTGCTACCAGCGTTTCATTCGTTGCCGATGGTTTTAATCTATCGCTTAATTTTATCGAAGGGAGGAAGGCCATATGACTACAGTAGATGGTTTCCAGGTAAGTCCGGAACTTATAAAAATTTTGAAATTATGGTGTCCTCAATCTGAACAGGATAAAGATTCAATACTTACTGCCTATATTAATTCATTAAATAAAATTCAAGACTATCTTTGCAGACATGTAGGTGATACGGAATTAGAAGAATTAAAGCAAATGGGTGAAATGTTGGAAGGTATCATTTTTATAAAGGATGAATTTGTAGAAATATCAAAGATATTACCGATCGTAAAAATTGAATAATATGGAAAAAATAAAATCTGAAAAAGCCAACGATTTGCTAATTTTAAAACTTGAAAAAGAATGCCAATTAAATTTAATTGCGTATAAAAGAGCTAAATATGTTCTTAAAGCATCAAGAACAGCCCTAAGAATAGCTAAAGATTTACCCAATATAAAACCAAAAGGTGATATTTACAATGTAATTGAAGAATGCTATAGAGTTCCATTAGAAGGTGAAAGTCCGATTTGGAAACAACCAAAGCAAATCCGTGAAGATTTATACAATTCAGGTAAGCTTATAAAAAGTACATTAGTTGAAATCTCGGATGTGAAAATTGGGATAACGTTAAGTTCAATGGGATTTAAAAAGGCATCAAAGAAAATAGATGAAAAATCTCCTCGTTATTATTATCAAGTAATTCAATTATACTAAACATCATGAAAAAAACAATAATACACAGGATACGTACTATAAATTCAACAAAGACAGCCATTATCCATTTTTTGGACTGGGATGATTTTAAGATTAATTACACAGGATTGGAAGAATTGTCGAAAAAAATTTTTGACCGGCTTTTTGAAATGGTATTACCGATGGCTGACGAAAGCGTCACTATAGAATACGAACCGGATAAAATAGTATCATGGAATTTTGTTCTGGCTCATTACTGCTTTTCACATGGAAGATTATCCGAAAGTGATTTTGTAAAAATGATATTTTTTAAAGAGGAGGTTGGATCATGAAAGACAACGAAGCCCCCGATTTCAAAGAAACCATCCTTGCCCGGTATACCGGACAGTATGTCCCTGCTTCCGAACTGAATGCAACGGAACGTAAAACAAGTGAGCAGATAAAGATGGAACTTAGGCCCATTGCTAACTTCTCAACGAATGAGATTGCGGAGTACCTGATAGCGAAAGGATATACGGTAGGATTTGAAGATACGACGGTAGTGTGGCTAATGCGGAAAAACCCGAGGTATGAAATAGAGAACCCCTAACCCCTAAAGGGGAATAAGAAAAGGCCCGGACAGAAGTGTTCGGGTTTTTTTGTGTCTTTTTTTGCGGGAATGGGTTGAAGTTTATTTGTATTATCAAATTAATCAACCGCTATTTTTATGACTATTACGCAAGAACCTACGGCATCGGGCACCTATTTTCAGAACAACATCCCGGACATACTCATTCAGAAAACGGATGCGAATGAATCGGTAACTTTTGAATTCAGGAGGGGTTCTGAGCTTATATTGAGTGAAAAGTATGTATACGATGTGGATGGACTGATCAGGATAAGGAACCTGGGTGACATTGTTTCAAAGTATTTAGTCTCAAATCCTGTTATGCCAATGAATATAACGTCAGTTCATACTCCGGGACTGGCTAATTGTTTATTCTTGTATGCCATTACCGAAGGAACTGTAAAGCTTGAAAATTCATTTATAGCTCTGAAATGTGAGGCTGATATGATTGTTGATGCGGCTCCATGGACAAAAGTAAACTTTCTGACACGTGCTTATCGCGAAAAAATTACAGCCAAAGGCAGAAACGAATACCTATCGTTTTACAAACTGGACACCTATGATGAACTTGTGATTCGATATAAACTTGTATATCTGAAAGCCGGTGTAATGACAGAATTTAGTACCGGTCTTGACGTATTACCTATTTCAACTGCCCGGCAAATTGTAACATTCAATACTTCTATCGGTAGGATACTCACATCTGCCGGCTTACCACTCGATACAATAGTACTTCAGTATGATATCTGGATTGCAGGTATCGGACTTGAGACAAACCATTACACCTACCTGGTTGACAATACCCTTTACCGTGATCATACTTCCTTTGTTTATATCAACAGCTTTGGCGTAATGGAAACATTTACTGCCACCGGTAAGATGATCAACAAAAAAACGAATGAATATAACCTGGGCAATATTGATAACCATTACCGGAAGATTACACAGGACTTTGTAAGTGAAAAAACTATGAATAGCGGGTACCTGAGCGATGTGGAGATGGAATGGATTGATGACCTGATAACGAGTTACACGGTTGGACTTTATACGCCAACGGACGGAATGAGTGAGGAAATAACGCTGGTAGGTGTGGACAAAACGGATATCACGTCCAACGAGCTTCAGGCATTCTCGTTTGGATATCGCCGGGCAAAGAATAATAACCTGGTGTTTGCGAATGCTGCTAAAGGGATATTTGACAGGACGTTTGATAAAACTTTTAATTAAGACTACCCCCGACCCCTAAAGGGTAGGAATATAAGAAAAGAAAGAAAATATGATACATATAAGTGTAGTCAGGAAAATATTGAGAGAGGGGAAACCCTTTAATTGCAGGGTATGGAAGGGCACCACGGGTGAAATATTGACTTATAACAACGTGGTGTGTACTTCCTCCAATTTTAAACGGAATACGGCAAACCTGATTTTTGTAGAAAGCCGTGAAGTCCGAACGGTGAGAGTGATAAGTATTTTTGAAGTAAACGACGAAGAAATCTGTATATAATTTACTATTTAGCTATTTACAATTTATTATTATGAAGAGAGAAGTCAACGTATTTGAAATTCCGATTGGAGAAAACGCACGGAAGGCCATTGAGAAAATGAACGAAGGAACGACCGTTTTTGATACAGATGATATAGTTCCACTAACGCTTCCGGAGGCAGGTACGTTGCGCGGGTATGTTCCATGGGGTGATGATAACTTACGACCTAATGAAGTTTTAAGGCTTATGCGGAATGATGAGGTTATGAGTTCTAATGTTTTTTTTAATATTTTAGCATCATATAGTAATGGGTTAACGTATACGAAAAAAGATAAAACGGAGGTGACTGATCAGGGAATTGTTGATTTTTTTAAATACAACAGACCTGCAAAATACCTGTTAGAACAACAAACGGATATGAAACATTTTTTCTTTTCCGTTAGTGTACTTATCCTGAGTATGGACGGTACTAAAATTGTAAAGCTCCGACATAAGGAGGCATTGTATTGCCGACTCGAAACCTGTAACCCTAAAACCGGTACCCTGGAACATGTGTATTATGGAAACTGGGAGAAAGGTGCACCTAAAAAAGATGTACGTGAAGAAATTGAATTATTAGACGTTGATGATCCGCTGGGAGACTTAATGGTTCGCATGGGAAAACTTCCGGACGATACAGGGAAAAACAGAACTCCAACAAAGACCCGCAAATTTGCGATGGTGAACCGGATCCCCATCCCCGGAAACAAATATTACCCGTTCCCTTATTACTGGGCCATATTCAATTCAGGATGGTATGATATCAAGGCATTAATCCCTGCAGGTAAAAAGGCCAAATTTACAAACGGATTGGTTATTAAATACCAGGTAGAAATAAATGATAAATACTGGGATATTCTTCTTAGTAGGGAAAATATAACTGATCCGGTAAAAAAAGTTGAGCGGATCACGTTGGAAAAGGAAAATATTAAGTCGTTCCTAACAGGAATGGTGAATGCCGGTAAGGTATGGTTTTCCGGATTCTATATTGACCCAAACGGAAAAGAGCAATCAATGGTTCGAATAACAGTCATCAATAATACCAAGGAAGGTGGCGACTGGATAGAAGATGTGGAAGAAGGAGCTTCGATGGCTTGCTATGCTCAGGGGAATCATCCAAGTATGATTGGTGCAACTCCAGGAAAAAGCTCAAGCAATATGAACGGAAGCAATATTCGTGAGCTATTTACCATGAAACAAGGGTTGGAGAAAGGTCCTAAAGATATTCTTCTGGAACCTTATTTTGTCATTAAGCACTATAATAACTGGGATATCGAGTTTGATATTCCGTTTATGATGCTTACCACGCTCGACAAAAAAACGGATGCTCAGTCATCTGATCAGAATCAGAATCAGGATACTCAACCAGCTAAAACTAAATAATCATGATCATTACATCACTTGAAGATTTTTTGCTCTCTATCCCAACGGCTGAAGGTACGGATTGGAAGGCACTCGAACCGTTCGCTAATTCAGCGGATGCAACTATACAGACATTGCTTACCGGATCGGACCTGTACGATTATATCGAAGCATTGGAAGAATCGGCTACATTACGAAAAACATTACGTAACCTGATAGCCTTTCAGTTATACCGTGATGCTATTCCGTTTGTTGACCTGATTCAGACAAACAATGGTTTTGCGGTAGTCAATAACAGCAATCAGTTGCCGGCAAGCAAGGAACGGGTAGAGCGATTGATATTGTGGTGTGACAAGTACATTGATAAATCAACCGATTTGTTGATCATGCAGATCATGGATGACTCAGCTGCACTTGCCGAATGGAAGAAATTCAAGAAGTTCAATAACCTGACAAATTGCTTATTCCTGACGGGTATTGACTTTGCGGATTATACACCCCAAGCCCCTAAAGGGGATGTAAGAGGTAGCCGTGCGGATTTTCTCGGTGCGAAAGGAAGTTTAATGACATTTCAAAAAAATGAACTGGCCAAGGTAGTGAGTTTGGCTTATCTGAATGAACTGATAGAACAGAACAGGAACAATGAACTGACTGTGCCGAATACGTTTATCGTGGAAATATGCAAACTTATACTGGTTAATATGTATGATAAAAACACGGACGAAGCGGATAAACTTTTCAATAACCTGGCGTATATGTTTGAAAAGGAATTGAGCGATTACCCCACATATGCCGGAAGTGAAGAATATGCGTTGAAGATATCGCCAAAATATGTGAATAAGGCGAGTGATCCGGTGTACTTTTTTGGAATGTAGAAACCCCCGACCCCTAAAGGGGAGGAAGAAAAACAACTTAACTAATGTATTATGAGATTATTTAAAAAATTCAGAACCAACTCTTATCACCCTTTAGGGGTTAGGGGTACTCTTAACTTAACCGCTCCACGAAATTACAGTGAAATGTCTGACAAACAAATTCGATATGTGGCACGTTTGCAACGGTCAGGACAACCGGAGGAAACAATATGGACAAAATGCCTGATCAGGTTCACGGGAATTAAACCACTTATGCAGGTAGGGAATACTTATTTTTTTGTAAAGAAGAAATGGAAAGGATTTTTCTCACTGACCATTGAGGAAGTGGCATACTTCAGTAAGAAAATGGATTTCGTGACAAAACATTATTCCGGTATTCGTCCGGTTCAAAAAATACTGACTTATCGTGCCTGTGACGAACTGTTACGTGATACTATTTTTAGCCAGTACCTGGAAGCGGAGAATTATTACCAGGCGTATCTGTTCACTCAAGATGAACTTCATCTGGGGAAACTAATTGCTACACTTTACCAAACCGGTAAAAAATATGACAATACTTTTACCGAAAAAAGGGGAAGATTTTTCACCCAGCTAACTTCGGAACTCAAGAAACTGATCACGATCATGTGGATGATGGGAGTGAAGGAGTATTTTTCGCACCAATGGCCTGATTTGTTTGAACGAACAGAATCCGGTATTGACGACGAAGAACCGACCGCACCGGATATGTATGCCATTATTCAGAATCAGGTACGATTGCTCACTGAAGGTGATATCACCAAACGGGACCAGGTACTGAAATCAAACACCTGGGATGCACTGGAAGAAATGAATGCAAAAGTCAGGGAAGCAAAGGAAATGAAGAAAATGCAAACCCCCAACCCCTAAAGGGGAGTTAAGAAACAATACTAACATCTCTTATTCCCCTTTAGGGGTTAGGGGTAATATTAATAATTTATGTGGAACGCAGTTGATTATTTTGAAACCCTGAACGGGAAACTGAAACTGACAAAAGGACTGTATACTTTTTGCCGTGTTTCCGGATTGAATTACCTGGAGGGAATACTCTCGGCTCCAAAATCTGCAATGGCTTATCTGGCGGTAGATGATAGCGATGATGGGGTAACTATTAAAAAGGGTGGAAGCTTTTATAACCGTCGATCGATCGTTGTATATATCCTGAAGAAATATGATTTTAAAGATCAGATCGATCGGGAAGAGAAATTAAACGAATGCCGGGTTATTCATAAAAAACTATTGACAAAACTGATAAAAGACTCCAACGAAGTAGATGATCTGATGTACCTGGACCAGAATCGGACTCCTTTTCATGAAGTTGCCGGTATGTTTGTATCCGGAACTACAGGCATTTATTTTATTACTACCCTTGACGAACCTGTTGAACTGATATACGATGACAACGATTGGGACTAAGAATGAATATACGCAAGCCTGGGCAATAATGATGGTTACCATCTGGCAGGATAAAATTGCAGCACAGGGATTGCGCGATACCGGTGCCCTATATAAATCGTTTACAACTGAAGTATTTTTGCAATCCGGAGGCGACATTGATAAAATTATTTTTGCGTACCTGTATTATGGGCGCATGCAGGATATGGGTGTAGGACGCGGAATCAGCAAATCGGATTCCGGAAGGGGAAGTGGCAGAAAGCAACATCCCTGGTACAATAAAGCGTGGTACCACTCGATAAAAGTTCTGTCAGAAAAGCGAGCCGAGATGTACGGCGAAGAATTTCAGGCATTGATAATGGACACTCTAAATTTTTAGAGTGTCTTTTTTTATGCCTGCAAATGAAAGTTTATTTGTATCATAAAAATTATAGATATGACTTTAGCAGACATTTTAGCAGCAGCATATATCGTAAAAAATGAAACAGCATTCGATGCCAATTCAGCCGTGAGGATAGGAACTGCCCTTGAATTAATCATAAATTTTTGCAATGATTTAAACACTACCGGAAATACTACTCTTAATTCTGCAATTTCTTCGGAAGTAACTGCACGCAATTTAGCAATTACCACCGCCATTAATAATTTAAAGAATGGCGTTCCCCAGGCATTCGACACATTAATTGAAATTTACAACGAACTGCAAAGAGATGATTCTGTCACTGCCG